AATTGTCAAAAACTACGAAAAAAGCCAAGCGTCAGTTGACGATTTCTAAAATCATTCAACATAGACTAAATAACCCACACGATACCTTGCAACAAATGGCAAATACTTTTGGTTGCTCTAGGCAATATATACACAAGGTGTTGTTACAAAACGATGTACCCACTATTAGGGCTAAACGCCAAAAAAATGTACGCTATTGTTTAATATGTAACGAAATAAGCACTAAGTTAGTTCACGATGGTTCTTGTCATTTTCAATATTACAACCTAAAAGTAAATTGTGCTTTTTGTCACATTCCCTTTTATAGAAAGAGATATTCTATAATTCAAAAACATCGAGAAGGCTACAAGAAAATCTATTGTTCACGAGATTGTTACCACAGAGCGAGAAGTAGCAAGATATAATATACTATTTATAGAAGCAATATCTAAATCTAGAAGATTTAACTATAATAATTTATGGAACTAAATGACGATTTAATATTGCAATGGGAACCTAAGATACAAAAAATGGTTTCTAATACCTTCATTGTGGGGTTAGACAGGGAAGACCTGGCTCAAGAACTACGAATTGGTTTAGTCAAAGCAGCTAAAGCGTTTGATGAGTCTAGAGGAATATCTTTTCATACTTACCTACACACATCACTAGTAAATGCAACACGCACATTAATTACTAAAGCACAAAAACAACCACAAACTAGAAGTATTGATTTCAAATTTATTAATTCTGAAATAATACCCACAGAAATAGCTAATGCATTACAGACCCTAAAAACAATTATGAAGAAACTGATATAAACATTTTGATTGATACTATTGCGTTACTTGAAAAAGAAAAGTATTTTATCAAGCTAAAGCTTGAAGGTATGACCATGGAAGAAATAACAGAAGACCTGGGAGAAAATGCGTACAAGATAAGACATTCAATCAGACAAAAAATTGAAGATATATTTATAGAAGAATTGGAGAAAAGCGATGCCTAGAAGAAAAAGAATAAAAGGTGGCTTTGTTAGAAAGAAAAAAATCAAAGAACCCGTTGTAGAAGAACTAATTTTTAGTGTTGTAGCTACTAACGAAGGTATGGAAAATGCTTGGATAGAGGGGATGTATCCGTCTTTTGAAGAAGCTAAAGACATGGTTGACAATTTCGTAAGAAAAGATATTGACTTATACATCTATTCCAAAGATAATAGAGTTTTATACACCAAAAAAGGAGTAATTGGTGGCCAGTTATGAGTATATTGAATCTGCTCTAATACTAAACTTAGATACTAAGGAAAAAATAAGGGACTTTAAATACGGTGCAAAAGATTTTGCCAAACATGGGGACGCATATAATTTCCTAAATGATTACTTTGACAAGTATGGGAGATTTCCAAGTAAAGAAGATTTATGTGATAATTACCCAACGTTAGATGGTTCCGCGTATAGTTCTAATTTTGAATATTCTTTAGAAGAATTTAAACAACACGTATTAGAAAGAACTATTTTAAGTAGTATTAGAGAAAAAGTTGGAAGAGATGGTTCAAGGGTTAAGGAAAACCCTAAAAAAGTTTTATCTGATTTAATGGTAAAACTTACAGATATTGACGTTGACTTTGATGAGGATGTTGAAGCGTATGACGATGGCAACTTATCAAGGCTTGACGATTATAAAGAGCGTACTAGAATAAGGGAGATGGGCGAAGGGCTTATGGGTGTAAGAACTAGTTTTAGTTCTATCAATACTCAGGGCGTAGGATGGATGCCAGGAGACTTGGTAGCAGCCTTCGCTAGACCCACAATAGGAAAGACTTGGTTGTGTGTTCACGCTGCGGCAACGGCCGTTGTACAAGGCAAGAGAACACTTTTAGTTTCTTCGGAAATGCCAATCAAGGCTATAAATATGAGGATGGACGTAGTTCTCGGTCGAATGCTGAACTACAATTTTTCTCATAGAAACTTAAGATATGGTGAACCTATAAACGAGGTAGAGTATCAAAGATTCCTTGAAGAATCTAATACTAAGAGTTTATTGGTATGTGACCATATTGCTGGTGAAATGGGAATTTCACTAAATGCTATTGCAGGTTTAATCAGAAAACACAATCCGGAGTTTGTGGTCATTGATGGTGTTTATTTGATTTCAGTTTCTCAAGGTTCTAAGCAAGCGTGGGAACAAAGCCACATGTTGTTTTATGGGTTAAAAAATTTAGCCACATCAACAAACACACCTATACTGGTTTCAACGCAAGCAAATAGAGATGCTTCTAGTATGTTTAGGCCCCCCAAGGCCAATGAAGTGGCTTTTGGGGATGCCCTAATAAGAGCTTCTGACGTAGCTATATCTATGTGTAAAGTAAAAGATGCTGAGGATAAAAGATTAGTTCAATTCCAAAAGTATCGTGATGGTTATTTGCACAAAGATTTAACTGCAATGCAATGGGATATAAATTATGGGGATATAAAAGAATTGGAAGATTACCCTGTAGAAATACCCAATGATATGGAAGGATTTACAAACAATCAGAATTTTTAATGGAGGATAATATGGGAATTTTGTCTTGGATTACAGGTGATAGTAAAGATACTGTAGTAACAACCCTTAAGAGTAAGGGTCCAAATAGACCTATTACACCAGTTACAATTGGTGATATTGAAAAAAGGCGTTTTACAGATAAAAATGGCTTTGTAAATAAAATAGTTATATTTGCATCAAAAGTATCAAAAAGTAGATAATGGTAGATTGGCATTCAATATTAGTCAAATATGGAGTTGATGTGTCTTATGAAGACGAGCTAATGATTGCTTGTCCTTTTCATTTAGACAATCGAGCTTCTTGTGCAATAAATTTGGACAAAGGTGTATGGATTTGTTTTGCAGGGTGTGGGCAAGGCAGCTTGAAAACTTTTATTCAAAAGATATCTAATAAATCTTGGGATGAAATAAACAAGGAAGTAGATACATTTAAGAGTTACGATTTAGACTTAGACTTATATGAGGATGTTTTAAATTTACAAGAAGAACGTGTAAACGTTCCACCACCAGACATTTTGTATAACGTACCTAATGACCATTGGATTTATGACCGGAGCTTCTCTAAAGAAACAATTAATCTTTGGGGGTGCCAGGTGAATAAGTATCAAGATTTTGTTATACCAGTAAAAGATATGGATGATATTGATGTAGGTTGGATTACTAGACGTAAAGCGGCTATACCAAAATATTTATATTCAAAGGGTTTTAGAAAGTCACAATGTTTATTTGGTGCCAATCATATAAAAGAAGCAGATACTTTATATGTAGTTGAAGGTTCTTTAGATAGTATGTGGTTACAACAAAATGGATACCCAGCGATAGGTATTCTTGGAGCTGTGATATCTAAAGCACAGATTGATTTGATATCTAAATATAACCCATCAGAAGTGGTGTTGTGTTTAGACAACGATGAAGCTGGCTTTAAAGGGATAGACAAAGCAATTGTTGACATGGAAGACAAGTTTTTGGTAACATATTTAGACATGCCAAAAAATTATAAAGATGTTCAAGAAATTAGAGATGTGGATACTTTACATGAGGTTATGAATAGTAAAACAATATTTTAACAAGGAGTTATAATGCAAGGAATAAGAAGTATACAAAAAGGCTTAGACGAGCAACAAGAAAGGATAGATAATCCTAGACCTCAAAGCAGGGAAGTTTTCCCAAAAGATGGGGACCAGGTGTTTATTTCTTCTTTAGCCACAGGTCATGATGATGACAACAAGTTGGCACAAATACAATTGTACACATTTAGAGGTCCAAATGGTTGGACTAACTTAATGAAGCACAAAGACGTAGATGAAAGTGGATTACCAGAAGAAGCTAGACTTCAAAGGAAATTTGCTTTTTGGGCGTATGTACATGAAATTACTCACGCTTTCAACCCAAACAATTTAGAATGGGAAGTTATTGAAGGTGCTATGGGTAGAAAGGTTTTCAAAGAGACTATCAACGACTTTAAGTTGATATCTTTAGGTTTTGGTAGAGGTAACTATCTATGGAATCAACTTACTGATGTTTATGGTGAATGGGGTTCTTTAGACAAAGGTGTTATAAGGATAAAGAGAAGTGGTCAAGAGTTGGCAACTACTTATCAAATAACAGGTACTACAAGAACTGATGGAATACCTAAAGCCAAAATGGACGAAATAAAAGACTTACCAGGTGTTGAAGAGTATTATATGGAAAGATATGGCAAAATGCCAGAACAATCTGAACTCAATATAAACGCTGGTGAAGATGGAAAACAATTCTAGGATTGGTGTAGATAAATATTTCCTACAAATGGCTAATTTAGTAGGAGAGCGTTCTACATGTAGGAGACGAAAAGTGGGGTGTGTGTTGGTAGACTCTAGTAACCACGTTGTAGCGACTGGTTATAATGGAGTCCCAACTCACTTTGAACATTGTTTAGATAGTCCCTGCGAAGGAGCTTTTTACCCTAGTGGGCAAGGTCTTGAAAAATGCCTTGCTGTTCATGCAGAGCAAAATGCTTTTTTACAATTACGCTCAAACGATACATTAACTGCATACCTTACAGTTTCACCCTGCATAACATGTGCCAAAATGTTTGCTAATAGTAGAGTAACTAGAATAGTAGCAACGCATGAATATGCACAATCATTAGCCAAACAAGTATTAGATAAAGCAAAGATAAAGATTGACGTTATAGATGACAATAGTAACACAAGAGAATTTTGATGATGAAATAGCAACTCTATTAAATAATTTAGTTGATGATTCAAGTGTAATAATTGATATAGAATCTAATGGGACAGACCTATTTTCAAACCAACAACTTTGTGGTGTAGGTATTGGGATACCCACTAAAGAAAATTTCTTACAATATTACCCATTTAGACATAAGCATACTCAAGGTGAGAACCTGGACAATGACCAATTACTAGCTTTGATTAGCATATTGAGTAATAACGTCACCACATTTATAGGTCATAACTTAAAGTTTGATTTACATTTTATGGAACTAGATGGGTTGGTTGTTGATGATAAAAAAATGATAGATACGATTGTTATGTTAAGAATGATTGAACATTCTGATGAGAAACAATTAGGACTTACTAAGGCTATACATAGACACTTTGGTGAGCAGCACGCTAGTTATGATATTGAAACTAAAAAAGAGCTTCGCTCCAAAAAATGGAATAAAGATTTTTCATTAGCACCTGCAGATTGGTTGGGTGAGTATTGCAAAAAAGATGTATATTACACAGGAAAGTTATATAGGAAGTGCAAAGCGTATGTATCTGAGTGGCGGCTAGATAAAATATTCAACCTTCAAACAGAATTAACTGCCGTCTTATATAAAATGGAGCGTAGAGGAATACCTATAGATAGCACTTATGCTAAAAATACAGATGAGTTATTAGAGGATAGGTTAGCAATTGTAAAAGAAGAGATACTAAGAATCTCAGGAAAGACAGAAGAAGAGTTTAATATATCAAGTCCTCAACAAATTGGTGAGGTTTTTAATAATATGATTCCACCAATTCACTCTCCTTATAAAACTCCTAAAGGGGAAGAGTCTTGGGGAGAAGCAGCATTAGTAAACACAAACCATAGGATAGCTGGGTTGCTTAGACAGTATAGAACCTTAGCTAAATTAAAATCTACGTACATAAAACCTTATTTAGATAAAGACATAGAGCACACTCAGTTTCAAAATTGGGGTGCAGCTACTGGTAGATTATCTAGTGCTAACCCTAATTTACAAAATATTCCTAGAAACCATTTTAAATTAGAGGAAAAACAACTTTCAAAAGAAGACGTAGAGTTAACTAGGGAAAAAATAGCATCATTGATTGGTCCCAAAGGTATATCAATGGATGAACGTTTATCGGATGATGTAGTTTCTACTTGGACTTTTGTTGGAGACGAGTCTTACAACGAGGAAAACGCTAAAGAAATTTCCATACGTAGATTATTTGTTCCACGTAAGGGATATTATTTGGTTGGTTTCGACTATTCTCAAATGGAAGTTAGAGTTTTTCTATCATATTTTAGGTACTTATATGACGAAAAAGGTAATAATATAGGTATAAATGACGAAATTGACACTATTATAAACAAAAGTGATGTTGATTTTCATAGTGAGGCAGCTAAGTTAGCATTCAAAATAGATGAAAGTCATGAGCGTTTCAAAGAATATAGGCAGGCCGCTAAAGCAATAACCTTTGGAACAATATATGGAATAGGAAATAAAAAGCTAGCACAACAAATAAACACTACCCCACAAGAAGCTGGAGCCTATAAGAAGAGTTATTTTGAAGGTATGAAAGGTGCAAAGCAATTTATTGAAGATGTGTCTAAAAAGATATATCACACATCATCTAGAAGTGTAGGGGGAGATGGACGCACAGGATTTGTAAGGAACAAGTATGGTAGGGTTTATCAATTGAATCGTGACTTTGCTTATAAGGGTGTAAATTATTTGGTTCAAGGTACTAGTGCTGACTTGCTATCTGAAAGGATGGTAGAAGTTGATAAATACTTAGATGACAAGAAAAGCAATTTGCTTTTGCAAGTACACGATGAGATTATATGTGAAATTCATGAATCAGAATTTGAGGACGTGCCGCATAAGGTTAAGGAACTTCTTATGACCAATACCTTAGACATACCCTTAGAAGTTGATATGGAGCTATTAAACCCCTCCTGGGCAACTAAGTCAGACTTACAGGCTCCAATAAAACAAGTAGAAGATGATTGGATTGATTGGGATAGTGTCCCAGAAAATAATATATAATAAGTAATATGAAATTCAATGAAGACAAAATTTTAAGTGAAGTAAAAAAATATATAGGTAATACTTATGGAGAACATTATAGTGAAGGGGATGTCCAAACATTAGATTTTATAGAAGCATGTGGTGATGCACCTGCTTTTTGTAGAAGCAATATTTTAAAGTATGCTTCACGATATGATAGAAAAGGAACACCAAGAAAAGACTTACTAAAAATAATACATTATGCAGTTCTACTATTGCATTTTTATGATAAGGAGAAAAGATGAGTAAAGTTGAAAGACCAAAATATAGCATAACCAAGAATTTTTCATTTCCGATAGACAAGAATAATAGATTTGGTGGATACCATAAGTTAGAATTAACACTTCTTGAGGTTGACCCCAACTATCCGCTAGAGCAACAGTTAGATGACGCTTTGGTAAAACATGTTCAAGAGGCATCAAACTATTTAAACACAGAGTTGGATAGGGAAATTATGGAAATAAAAGGTTTAGATAAAGAAGAATGAGTTACGAACCTCCAAACACGTTTTCAATTTTAGAAGCACTATTAGTAGAAAAAGAACTAGTAGATGAAAAGAGGGGACTTGAAAAACGAAGTATAGATTGGTGGGATATGATGTCTAAGGATTCTATTTTTAAAATAGACGATGCAATCAATCTAAGGGAAAACCCAAAATTATTTGTTGAATTAATAAAATCCGCGGCTATAAGTTTAGCGTGGGCAGAAGATATATATAAAGGACAAGATGAAAAAAGAAGCGAAAGAATTAATAGAGAGTCTTAAAAAAACCATGAAACTAGATGTAATGTCTGGGGACTCTGAAGACGTAGCTTATGATAGGATTCCATTTGACATTCCTAATTTAGATAGAATGCTAGGTGGAGGAATACCTAAGAAGAGGTTTACTTTAATTAAGGGAAACTCTAATGCAGGTAAATCTTTTTTAGCTTCTCAAGTAGTTGCTAAAGTACAAAAAAATGGTGGTTTGGCGGCTTGGATTGACTCTGAGTTATCTTGGGATGCTGCATGGATGGAGAAATGTGGGGTTGATACATCTTCAGTTTTGTTAGTACAACCATATACAGGTGAAGAAGCTATGAAGGGTGTGTTTAGTTTTTTAGAAGCCGGAGTTGATGTAGTAGTTCTAGATAGTATAGCAGGGTTAATACCTTCAGATGTTGCTGCGAAAGTGCAAGAAGGGGACTTTAGTTATAGTCCAATGGCGTGGCAAGCAAGGTTTGTTACCCAAAGCATTGGAAAGATAATGGCTTATTTGAAACATGGGTCTGCGTTTGTAGCTATCAATCAATTAAGGGAAAACCTAGCTAGTATATATGCACCTAACACTACACCAGGTGGACATGGGCAAACATTCTTTTCGCATTTAATTCTAAATGTACGAAGAGGGCCTTGGATAGAAGAAACAGTTAAGGGTGATAAAGTTCGAACAGGTTTTGAAATGAAAATTGAAATGGATAAAACTAAAGTAGGTGGAGATAGTTGGGCAAATACTACAGTTCCATTTACAGTAGAGGGTGGCATAGATGTCTTAGAGACTTACATTAGAGAGGCAATAGATAAAGGGGTAATAAAGAAAACAGGTTCTTGGTATTCTTTTGGTGACATTAGAGTTCAAGGGATGACTTCCTTGAAGGACGCAATAAAAGAAAATGAAGAATTAGTAGAACAAATTAAAAATGACCCTACCACCAACGAGTAATACACAACAAGAAATAATAATAGCAGAATATCTAAGTGAAATTGGCTTTAGATATACACAACAAGAATTTTTTCCGCCATATAAGGTAGACTTTTATATAGAAGAGATAAACACCGCTATAGAAGCAGATGGGGTTTATGGACACTTATCTAAAAGAGATAAAGTTAGGGATAAAGTTTTGATGGATAAATATAACATTGATGTTGTAATCCATATCAAAGAAAAAACAAAACCAACAATACAAAAGGCGTTATGGCAGGAATTAAACAAATAGCCGAAATAAACCAAAAGAGAAAAGCTCCTAGAGATAAATGGCTTACTAAGATAATAGATGAACATTTAACAGAAGTTGATAACCCTCCACGAGGTGGTGTGTTTCATCCTTCGGCTTTAGGTAACCCTTGTGACAGGTATTTGTGGCTTTATTATAATGCTAAAATCCCGGAGCAAATATTAGAAGCTAGAATAAAAAGAATATTTCAGAACGGAAACTTTTTAGAAGACCGTGTTGCTTTGTGGCTTACAGATTTAAATATTCTTATAGATAGAGAAATTTCTTTAAAGCAAGAGCTTCCTCCTATTTCAGGAAGAATGGACTTTTTGATAAAGCACCTAGAGTATGGAGAGTTGCCTGTAGAGTTGAAGTCAATTAATAAGTTTGGGTTCACCCAACTTTCTGCAGCGAAGCCAGAGCACTTCACTCAACTTCAAATGTATTTAAACATGTCTGGTTATGACCATGGCACTGTTTTATATGAATGTAAAGACGACCAACATCTAAAAGCTTTTTTGATTGAACGTGATGAAGAAGCCTGGGCAGATATTTTAAAACGATGTTTTGATATTCAAGCAATGACAATAGCACCTGATAAATGCACTGGAGCTTGGTATTGTGTATGTAAAAAGGTGAAAGGTGTTGAAGATGAGTCCTAATGAAAGCATATCTAGCTCTATAAAAAAGGTAGATAATTTTATTGGTAGTTTGAATTTACCACGTATAAATATAGATTTAAAAGAAAGAGAAGATTTAGATTTTTCTAAACTAACTCATTATGACAATAAAGAGATAGAAGATTTTTTGGCTATATATGGAGGATATAAAGCATATCTAGAAATTAAGACTACCCAAATAGAATCTAAGGTAAGTGTATTAAAAGCCTCTTTTGATGACTTGTATAGCATACAATCTCACAAGATAGTAAGTATGCATAGAGGTGGTAGGAAGCCAACTAAAGAAGAAATTAGAGGTCAAATTATGGCTGATAACAATGAGTTGGCGGAGCTAAGTAAAGAAATTATAGAGTTGGAAGCTATTTTGAAACGAGAGTTAGGTTTGTTAAAAGCATATGACACCTTCTATAGTACAGTTAGTAGAATAGTTACTCTTAGAACGCAAGCGAATTAAAAAAAATTAGTATAATGAACTATGAAGCATTACATAGGGTTTGATACGTCAAGTTTCGCTATACATGCAGCTATTATTGATGAAGAAGAAAAGTTAGTAGAGTTGTTAAAGTGGGACTGTAATAAAAAAGCAAAGTTTGAGGAAAGATTTCCTGAGCTTATTACTAATTTTAATAATGATGTACAATCATTAAAAGGCTATAAAGCTTCTTTAGAGAATGCAATACCAGTTAGAAATAGTAGGGCATATACCATAACTGCTAGAGTAGTTGGTGCAGTTTGGGCTTTACTTGCAACCGCTGATATACGAACAGAGTTTGTGCATCAAGCGACCTGGAAGAAAGTGTGTTTAGGAAATGGTCAAGCTAAAAAAGACGATATAATGAAATACGCAATAGAAAAGTGGGGAGATAAATTCCCAGAACAAGATTACGCTGATGCTGTTTGCATAGCGTTATGGAATAAGAGGAGGTTAGTAGAATGTTAGGTGGTGGATTAACTAAAGTAGTTAGAGGTTTTCAAATGTTCTTTCCTGGGAAGAGGGAAAGTGTTAAAAGGGAATATAAAGATAAATTTCCTAAAAAGCTTCCAACTATAGAAGATGTAAAAAAAGAATACGGTGCTGTTGTTTGGTGTAAGTTTTCCAAGTGTGCTAGTAACCAAGAAGTAAAAAACTTACAAAGAACTACCGGGAGTCTACTAAAAAGAACAAACTACACTCCAATTGCAGAACAAGAACACATTTGGGCTGGGATATGTACTAGAGGTGAGATAGGGATGCAATTCAATGAGATAAAATTACCACACGGTTCAAAAATAAAAGTACCTAGTTGTTACACAGCTCACACAGATAAAACAGGATATTGGGACTTTTCTCAATTCCTAAACTCAGATGGAAGTCCATTAGGGGGTAATATAGATTCCCAACATGTATCTGATGCTGGGTATGGAATGATGGATGATAACAGTATATATGACGATTATAAAGACTAATTATGCCTAAACAGTTTCCAAATGAAATTAAGCTAAGAGCTATGGATTTGTTTCTTGAGGGAAATTTATCAGCCAAACAAATAGCAGATAAGATTTCTACAGAAGAGCACGTTGTTTCTCCTCCTACTATTTACATGTGGGCACGAAAAGAAAAATGGGGGGAGCAAAAAATTCAAGAATACGTTGATAGTCAAACCACGGTAGCTAAGAAAAAAGCTAAAGATTACTCAGAAATCCAAGAAGAACAAATGGGTCAATACACCAATATGGCTATCAAAGCCTCTGCTGAATTAAAGGGTTTATCTTTTGATAGAGCTTTAGATGCAACTAGAGCCGCTGATATAGCTATAAAAGGGCAGCGTGATGTTATGCAAGGTATGGTAAACATGAATTTTGTAAATGACATAATGGCTGTTTTGATTGACGAAATAAGTGATGCAGATACTTTACAAAGAATATCTACAAAATTAAAAAGTGTCTATATGCTACATGAGGACTCTTAATTGTGGCCAAAGAAGTAGTAAATATTCAAGATGCATTTAAAGCTTTATCTAAGGGTTTAGAAGAAAAAAAGAGACAAGATGTTGGTTCCTTTAGAGAGTTTATTGAAAACATATGGGCACAGTCATATGATAACCCAGAGTATTTTAAAGCATGGCATGTATCTTTATTAGCAGAAGATATTGAAGAATGCTTAGAAACAGGTTTAAACTACGTAGGTATATTACCTCGTGGGCACTTTAAATCTACGATATTAGGACACGCATTTAGTGTGTGGAGATTATTAAAAGCTCCTAGAGA